ATACACAGTCTTTAGTTCGTCGTTGAGCATTTGATGATTAAGTAAAGAACGAAGGGAGAACCCTTCAAGCTACCCCGTAGGGCAGCTGGAAAGGATCAATACTTGCGAGTTGAGATTAACTCTTTGACAGTAAAGAAACCTGCTAATTCAGGCTCTTGCTTCATCAACAGTCTAGCATAGTATGGTGCATGGCTATTGGATAGCCTAAACTTCTGATCACTCTGAAGGAGAGCATTGTATCTAATGATCTCGAATAGAGCCTTCATACCATACCTACTAGCACCCACACGCTTGAGCCTAAGAGCTAATGTCTTAAGCTTATCGTAAACATGAGGGTTACGTTTGTTGAACGCATTGAATCGTTCTTGTAGTGCAGTCATAGGTGCGACGCGATTGTGAAAACTTGCCCACGATTGGGCAATGGTCTATTGAGGAATCGAACCTCATTACTTATCTACGATCTATTAAGTAGTACCAACTAGACCAGTAAACATCTAGGATTATACTCCGTAGATGCGTTTATGGCAAACCCAAGTGATAGCTTGGACTTGACTCGTTAAAAACTTAACACTTAGTTCATCGTTGATGAAGTCGGTTGCGTCCTTATAATCTTGCTTGATACGTTCTCTAAGTTTCTTACCAATGTTAGGTACTTCCTTCATAGTAAGTCTTGATCCGTACCAAATTGAATAGGCGTGACCATCAATACATACATCATCACACATATTATCAGATATACAATTAAAGAACTCAATTGTTTTAGCTCCTTTTAGTATATCTTCATAGGCATATGATTCTGATTTAAGAATAGCCAATGCTTTCAACTTGTTAGCATTATAAGTACAACATTTGACTTCTAATACATCTTTATCCTCACCATGCACGAATGCAGTGATTACATTCTCAGCATCCTCAATATTACGCTCCCATCTATTGTTAGGGCTTAGGGCAGCAATTACAGCTGCAACCCTATTAGTAGTTAGGTCATGTAATCTTGCAATGCGTGACGCAATGGCATATGACTCGGTGTACCAACGCTCACCAGCTACTACCTCAGCAGTTGTAGCAAGTGTGAACTTAGCAACTATGTTAGCTGCTTGTGGTGATAGTTCTCCGAATTGCATTGTATTAATTGGACTCTCTCAGTGAGAGCCAAAGTCTGGGTGAGGAATCGAACCTCACCTACACCATCAGACAAAGCTAGGTAATTCTACACTACGGATGAATTGCCTACATGCATGACCAGCATTACGGATGTCACGCACTAACAATGGTAGCTCATATGCTACATCATTATATATCATTTTAGAACCTTTAGCAATTAGCGATGTGCCACGCGATTGTGATTCTAATACTTGTAACCTTTCAACCTCAGCCAATAGTTGTGCCTTGGTATTCTTCATAGTGAAGTTAGTCATTGTCAAGTAAGGACTCACTCAGTGTGAGTCAAAAGCTAGGCGAGGAATTGAACCTCGCTTAAGTCCTTAAACTTCTAGCTCGCTGCAGTATTTATACACTGCATCATAGCCATTGTTGTCAAATACTTTGAGAGCATCAGCAAGCATGGCCATTTCTTTGTATCCAAGATGTTCATGTAAATTTGAACCTGAGTAACATTTAACTCCATACTCTTGATCACTAAATCCTATTAAATCTAGGAATAAACAGTATGGATTCTTGTTTGGTTCAAAGTTAGAAGACCAATCGAATAGTTCTTTGATAGCATCCATTGTTAATCGTTGGGTAGTTTTACTTCAAGGCCAAGTTGTCTTAGTGTGATTAAATCACCATAAGTTACGGTCTTTTTACCAGTTAGTTGTTGCACTAACTCGGCTGTAGTTGGATCATCAATATATGTGTGATCCGTACCGAAATGTGTTTTGGTTGTTGTAGTAATCATTGATCCCAGTGAAATACAGCTAGATAAGTAAGAACTATTGGAAGAAATGCAATTGGTAAGAGCATTTTAATAATAGCTAACCTCATTGGTTAGCAATAGCTAGGGCAGGAGTCGAACCTGCCTTCACCTTCTAGCTTGTTGGATCAAGAATTAGTCCGTGTTTCCAGTATAGAAGCTCACGCACTCTTTCTCTATCCATTGTATCACCTTCGAACTCGTCACGGACGATGTTCATGTAAAGGTAACAGCAATCTTTGATTTGTTCAAGTGTTGCATTCATATCATAGATTCCATCGATTCCATAAAATGAATTGCAGTACTCAATAAAATCTTTCATCAGATTAAATAAGCTTGACTCAGTGCCAAGCAATTCGAGCACCAGGTCATGAACCTGTATGTAACTTTTCAGTTAGTGAAGGCTGGCCTTCCATGCTCGATTGTGAACAATACATAAGCAAACGGGATAATCTTTTTTCCCCGTTCTTCCCCCAGCTGGCCATCCTGATTAATTCGGACGTTGACCGCATACCTATACCGTGATGCGATTGGCTGTGACCTGAGTTGACTGATAGTGTTGGATGTTCCTCGCAACTAGTGCTTAACCTCTCCAACTTGCCATGATCAATTTAGCCTGTGGCTCGGCTTGTTGTCAAATCCTATCACATCACGTCGCTTCACTCATTGGGATCAGTGATGATTTGATAGGTCATACATTACATGGTGTCGTCGCTTCTCTCGTATTAGTCGGGATCAGACTTTATGTAATGTACTAACGAAGCTGTTGGGTTTCACCGCCTCGCTTGTTTTTAATGGTAGTCGGTAACCGATTGGTTGTCAACTGCCTAGTGTTTGCAACGCTTTACGAGTGTTCGTCAGGTGTTGGCCTGTACGCCTCTTATTAGTGTTGCGTGTATCTCAGGTAAGAATTGAATCAGGTGGCGTTCCCGTTCCTTGCCCTCGATGTCTCTATTATGGGATGTCATCGGTCATTTGTCTACCCCTCCTCGTTACATTTAGTTGTAATAGTTCATTCGTACTAATATCCCCAGTGATTGTGATTGTGATGTAAAGTTATGTTACAGATCGCACCACATTAATAAAAATCTTGAAATGCTGACCGTTTTGCGACAGTGTTGTTACTTTTTTTACATGAATCCGTAACAAAAGGGGGCAAAGGGGGGATTTCGCCACGGCCACCCCGCTTATTCCCCTTCAGAAATTTATGCCAAAATTTAAAGGTCAAAGTCTATGTTAAACTGAGCTATTCCTCTATCAGTTAGTACATGTTTAGCCATATTATCCATCACTTTAGGCGGTATTGTACATATATCAGCACCTAAGTTAAAGGCAGTACCAACAGACTGAACATCTCTAATAGAAGCAGCTAGTATCTTAGTATCCACTAGTTGTTCTTTATAAACCTTACTAATATCAGCTATTAAACTAAGACCACTGAGGCTATTATCATCCATTCTACCAATAAACGGAGATACATAGGTTGCACCTGCTAAAGCACATAGAATAGCTTGACTAACACTAAATACTAAGGTCATATTGACTCTTATACCTATGTTAGAGATATGTTTACAAGCTTTTAAACCTTCTATAGTACAAGGAAGCTTAATTGTAGCTACGTTACCGTAGTTTTTGTTAACAGTTAGTGCGTTTTCTATAAACTCATTAGCATTGTCACCACGTATTTCAATACTTAGATCTTCTACTCCTAATTCGATTATATCTGTATAAGTCTGCCAAGGATCTCTACCACTATGTCTGATAAGGGTAGGATTAGTTGTAATACCAGATATAAGACCAGTCTTTAGTCTAGGTTCTATATCTTCTAGTATTGCTGTATCAAGGAATAACTTCATTACGTTCGTTTGGGTGTTGGGTGTAGGTGTTATAAGATATCCATTCATCGGATATAAGTATAAGGGGAATGGTTGTCTACGAAGTAGGCAAGAATTCCCCTTTGAGGGGGCGAGTCCACCCTTCTCTCCCCCTGTATAGATGACACCTCGGTCTAAACCCAAGTAGGGACTGAGCTTTGGCCTGTGTCTATTCTGTTAGCTGCGTCTCTTTGGTCTTTATTCATTCCTAAGACTAAGTGGTCTGCAGAGGCTGTAGGGTTGTCTAAATAGTCTTGTAGCATAGATTGCCACTCTTGTGCTTTTCGTTCCTTCACGGCCTCGTGAGCACTAATAGAGAGGGCATCTGTAAAGTACTTAACCCCTTGAGCAAGACAATCAAGTCTATCATCATGTTTAACTGCACCTTTCTCTCTACACATCCTACTCATTTGGTAGAACAGCATGTACATAAGTCGTTTCTCAGGAGCTTCATCTGGGTTTGACTTGTAATCCCATTCGATGACTTTCCTATCGACAACCAGACGATGCTGGTTAAGGACAGGCTCAAGAGAATCAATAATCCTATCTTCCTTTCTAACATTAGCTCTTACCTCTTCTATGTCTATATGTAGACCAGTTTGTTGAAGGTGTTTCTTAAATAGTTCAGCGACTATACCATCTCCGAAGTTTGTTTCTATAACGAGTTTAGTAACTCCATACCTTCTACATCCTCTGAGTATGTTGAGCAAGGTATCGTCTGAGTACCCGTCTCTGTATGCACGCATTTCATGCAGGTATAGGAATCCATTCTTTTGGGAAAGGAAAGCTGCTGATGTCTCATCCGTTCCTCTACCCGAAGGATCAACGGAGCATATAGTTTCGCTGTATTCGGTCCACTCTCCTTGAAGCTGCATCGGAGAGTAAAAATAATCTCCTGGTAAGCCGACAGTGGGTAGTTCTTTGATGACGTTTTGGGGATCTGAGCACCAGACAATTCTATCGGGAGCAGTATCTTTATTAATACTGGTAACGATAAGATCAGCCATCTTAAGTGGGAATTTCTCTGCATCAGATAAGCTTGTGTCTAGTTGGAACTGAAGCATGTAGTTACTACGTCCCATAGCAGCTTCACGTTCTAGAAGATCTTCATCACCAAATCTGTCTGGATCTGTTACTGACCATTCATCTACACCTTTCTCTACATCTTCTTGTATCTGTGGTGCTAGTAATCCTTCGTATTGACTAAGCTTTCCTTTTCTTGGGTATCTACTTGGCCAAACGAACGGACGGTAGTTACGCTCTGCCAGCTTACGATAAACAGTAAAAGTAGTCTGAGGAGTCCCGAGATACATAATACGGCTATCACTTTTGGGTGTAAGGATAGACTCGGCTTCCGTGCAAAGTTGAAGAAGTTTCTCACGCATCAACTCCGTCATGCTGTTTCCTGGGACTTCTATGTCGTCTAGAATCATTAAGTCTGCCCGTGAGCCAGTAAGTTGCCCAGTGATACCAACGCTTTTTACGCTTGGAGCCTGATGAGGCGAGCATTGTACGTCGAAGGAGATACGACTCCACCTTGCCTCGTCGCTTTTTGGTTGAAGGTGATTTAACCATGGTGTTTCAATGATTAGTTTTTGTAAGAAGATAGACATGTTATCTGCACGTTCTTTAGACGCTGAGATAATCATAATCTTTCTTTCTGCATCTTTAAACAGAGTCCACAGGACAAAGGCTCCAGTAATCCAAGATTTACCGACTCCTCGGAAGGCTTGAATCTGGAGACGCTTTGGTCCATGTTGTAGATAGTCTGCTATAGAGTATTGTGCTCTAGTTGGAGGAGGTAGATCAAGCTGATCCCATAATGCACTCAGAAACAGCTTGAAATCGTCCTGTAGAGCCTCTAAAGGGTTCTCCATGTGTGTTTGTTCATTCACAAGATTATAAGGTGCTTATACCCTCGTGTTTGTCCCATTGTTTTATTTTTAAATTTCCTTTAGGTGAAGGATAATCCATTAAAGTTTTATATCTGTTTTTTTCTTTTTTAATTCTATTTCTCATATGCAGTTCACCTCCTTTTGCAGCTAAAGATGGTATTAAAGCAGGTGGGAATTTTAAACTGGACATACCTAGTACACCAGATGCACCTTTAAGCATATCTGCTGTTTGTTCTAAATTAGAAGCATTAGGATTTAATGCACCTTGTATACCTTCCTTAGCTTCTACTGCATCACCAATAACGCCTAAAGTTCCTAAAGCACCTCCTATTTTTAATGCTCGTTTAGCAAAGAGTAAAGAACCGTCAGGTAAACTACGAAATCCAGGTAAATGACCCCATAGTTTTTGGTATAATCCTTTCTTTTTAGCTCCTGTTGTTTTTAATCCTAACTTAGGTGATGTTTGTGTTGATATAGTACTTCCTTTTAGTATAATAGCAGTATCAGCTGGTGGTACTTCATTTAAAAACTCAGGGACATATTTAAGAGATCTTCTTGCTAGTTCATTTTTACCTATTTTACTTAAATCCTTACCTGGATAATTTTTAGCAAACCAAGCTTGGGCATGTGGATTGCCTTCAAACATATCTGTAGTAGCTACATCTAAATTCCAAACCTTTTTAGCTGGATCATAAACAAGTTCAGTCTCTCCAAAAGCTACAACATCATTAGCATATATTGTATCTCTTAGCCATTTTTTATTAGAAACGTATTTATCAATAGATGCTTGTGTTTTCAAACCTTTAGATTTTAAATTCTCTAAAAGTTTAGTCCGTTCTTCAGTAGTTCGGACTACCTCTGCCATTTCTTTATGAATGTTTTTAATAAAATTAGACATATTAATAACCTTTTTTAGATAATATATCTAATCGTTTTCCTCTTTCTTCAAGATAAGCTTCTTTAGCTGATCTCATTTCTTTGTATTCCTTTGCATCAGCTTTGTCTTTTGGAGACTCATAGGTTGCTGTACCTGTAAATTCTGTTGCCATTAGCTGATATGATTTAGTATAAGTTGCTCTCTGGAATCGTTACGTCCAAATGTTTGACGCATCCATCGGAGCCAATGACTGCTACCTTTGCCCTGATTACACGCTCGACAGGCTGGAACCAAATTACTTGCAAGGCTTTCGCCACCGTTTGTTTTAGCTTTGACATGATCGAGTGTAAGTTCTGTAAGTTCATAGTTGTTTCCGCAATATACACATTGACAATTAAATTTTTCCTTAATGGCTTTTCGCCACAAACGCTTTGCGTCAGGACTTGTCATGGTTATTAGGTTGTATAAGTAGTGTTGTGGGCTAGGTAGTAGTGGGGTCATTTACGAATTTTTAGTCTGCTTTTACGGTTAATAGATGGAGACTGTGTTCTGCCTTCAGTAGTACTTCCTTTATAATGAGCAGCATCTTTGCCGTCATGGTTTCCGTAAGTACCAAGTTTTCTATTTAGCTTGTTAGCATTGTTTTTAATTCGTTTACCTTTTTCTGTTTTTTGATAGGCACTTTGTTGTTTGAGCCTTTTTTTACGAGCTTCAGGATTCTTCCTGTAATACTCAGCTGTGCTTCCTGCCATACATTCTGCTCTGTACTAATTCGGGATCTACTTTAGGCATGATAGAGGCAAGCTTAGAAAGGTGAGAACCTTCTATAGCTATGCCACTGATATCATTAGTTTTCAGCCATTCACAGGCTGCTTTTAAATCTTGAGTAGTTGCTTCGCCACTTTTCACCCTCTTTAGAAATTCTTTAGTGACGAGGTTATGTAATTCATTAAATTGGGCTTCAGTGGCTTTTTTCATTACTCTTCTTTCATTCCAGGGAATAGGTTTCGTCTGACAATTTCTACTGCTTTGTCATCAATAGTATTATCAGTGGATTTTGCATATGCCTCTAGCAGTTGAACAATTAAGTTCTTTACTGCATTAGTGGAGAGGAATGTCATTAGGATGGGTTTAATGATGATCATTTTCTGAGAGATTCGGGTAGTTGTAATTTTTGTATGTCCTCAATTTGTTGCTTTCTTTCTTGAAGCTGTTCAATTACTTGACCAGTAGGTGAGTTTTTGAAGTTGTTAATAATGTTAGCACCAACACCTCCAAGGATTATTAGTCCTGCTAAGATTGCTAATTTAACTTTCATCTGTCTTTACAAACTTACCGTTGTCATCTCTTTTTTTAGTAGATTTTTTTTTAGGTTTAGCTGCTTCTTCTTTTTCTTTAGCAAGTCTGTTACTTAGTGTACTCATGTTTTATCAGTAGGTTTAGTTGGACAGTCGTACTCCTGTTCATTCCAAGGGAACTTCTTATCTTTAGGAATACATTTGTTTTTTAAATACTGCTTGACTGCAGCTTTCTTTTCTTTTTCGTATTTAACGATTGGTACTACGTCATTACACATGGTGTAGACACGTGTACCTTCAGCTAACATGAAACCTTTCCGTTGAAGTTCAGCACATCTGAGCATTCGAGTTAGCTCATAATCAAGCCTCATCTTTTCTTCTTGCCGTTTGGCTATCTTTCTGCACTGTGCTAAACCTCTACGATCCAAAGGGAACATGAAGTTGATTTGACCTCCCCAGTTCTCAGCTACGGTGTAGCTTCTCTGTGACATCTCTTCGTCAAAAGGTTTTGTATGATTACCCATATAGAATGGGCTAAACGTCATCGTAGAACCATTACAGCTCACTCCAGAACCGTAGTGCTGCCTACTAGGAGCACCATTATTCTGAAATTGGACTGCTTGATTGGTTACATTTCCAGTCGCCGCTGCAACGGGATTAGAGACGTTATTTGTTTCATCTTCTGCCTTGACAGGAGCTATTGAGAGAAGACTGATAAGGAGACAGTAGTAGAGTCCGTTTCGATAGTTCGATCTATTTCTGTTAGTTCGATTACCTGACTGGCTGCTCGTGTCACGACCTCTAGTGAGAAGTCGGAACCAGCTGTTGTCATATTGAAGATTGAATCTGAATCTACTATTCCTCCAGAGGTTGCTGAGGTGTGGGTTATGTTGTCCCCAGACCATTTGTTTAACGCTGCTCCATAGGTGGTTGTGGTTATTTCTTCAGTTATTTCTTGAGTTGTAGTTGTAGTACTATTCATTGACCCTTGGGTGAAGTTGGGTTGTACTAATTCAGCTTTTACTACCGTGGGTGATACCAGTAGGAAAAGTAAAAGCCATTTGTTCATGTTTCTTTCTTTTTAGCCATTGGACAGTCTACGGTTGTAGGTGGCTTGCCATTGTTTTTATTACCAGTGGTCAAGCCAAAGGTCGCCAGTGCTCCCGTAAACACACTGGCAACGAACGTGATATCTGAGTTACCTGATTTCTTCACCATAGGTAATTCTACGTAGTTCATAGTAATTATGAATCCTGACCAGACTACCACGCCCAATCTAACAAATGTACCAAGTACTTCTATTTGATGTTCTTTATCCTCTACAGCATCTTTCAGCTTTCCGAGGACTCCTTTTTCTTTTTCTTTTTCTGGCGGTTTTCCTTCCATTTATCAACTTTTTTCTGTAAGAACTTTTGGATTTGTTTCTTTATCTTGTCAAATAAAGGAGTAGCAAGGGTGGTAGTAGCTACAGCTGCAACAGCTGCATAAGTAGCCGTTGCGACTACTTCAGCTGAAGGTAAGGGTAAATCAATCTTTACAACAGGAACTCGAAGAGTTGGTTGTTCAGTTTGTGTTTCTGTTTCCTCTTTTTCTGCTTCTTCTAACTCAACTCCAGCTGGTGCTTTTAAGTTACTAGGAGGTATTACCACAGTAGGAAACACTGGCATCTCTGCTGACGGTTGCTTTAGAGGGATGCTAGGCATGTCTAAAGCGTTAGTCAGTTTTATGGATGGTAGTTTCACCTAGATAGGACCATCCTGTAACAAACCTGGAACCCATTCAACTTTCGACTCATCCCATACATGATGTATAGCAGTATTAGGGTAAGGTTTAGGAGGTTCATATTCATTTTTATCTGCATTGAATACCCATGAATCCCATCCCACATTTTTATTCCACCAGTCCTTAACTTGTTGCTGTCTTAATGCTTTCTGTTCTGGTGTAAACTGTTTAAGAGTCCATACGTCTTGCCATAGACCATCAACTTTTTTATATTCAACTCCTTTATCTTCATCTATATATTCATAAGTACCATGATGAGGTCGTTGTACTCTTTTAAATTCCTCATATTGAGGAGGTACTCCTTTATTAATAAAGTCCCAATCTGGATGCTTTGTAAATAAGCTTTGTTGTGTGTAAGGATGGTTGATTGGACTACCATCCTTAATTTCTATCCATAATTTCATAAAATTACCATGAGATTGATGCACCGCCATCAGCACCTGAGCCAGCAGCTATGTTTCGTTGAAAATATCCAGCACCTCCTCCTCCTCCACATGAACCTCCATCTCTTGATTGAGTACCATGATTTCCGTATGACGCACCAACAGGCCACTGATAACTACCATAGTTACCGTCTACAGGAGTAGTGATACTTGCAGAACTTTGTCCTCCCGAACCACCACCACCACCTGGCATGAGAATACCTTTGTGGTTCCAGTTTCCGTAATCTGTACCGTTTGCACCAGAGTTACCGCTACCGTCTGTTGGGCCAGCTACGCCGACACCGCCACCACCGCAACCTACTCCAGTAAATTGTTCCCATGAACCATGACCACCACAGCCACCTGATTGCGAGTTACCATTACCTGTATAACCAGCAGCACCACCACCAGCAAGCCAATAAGTAGAGTTACCGTTTATACTTCCACTAGGTGTCACACCACCCTGTGCTCCTCCTCTTGCAGTGTTTTGACTACTAGAAGCATTATAATTTCCACCATATCCCGCATAAGATCCACCGCCAGCACCGTAGCCTGAAGGAGTTCCTCCATAACTACTGCCACTTATACTAGTCGAAGAACCTGGGTTTGCACCAGTAGCCCAAGGTGTTCTTGCAGCACCACCATTGCCAACATTTATATTAAGAGTTTGACCAGCTTGTACATTAAGATTTTCACACCATGCAAGGCCACCACCGCCCCCTGCTCTTCCAGCACCGTTACCTTCGTTTCCACCAGCACCACCTCCAACACATACAACTGTTTTTAATTGGGTGACACCATTAGGGACAGTCCAAGAATAATTACCAGCAGTAGTCCATTCTTCATAACTTGCACCACCACCAGCACCTAAAAGCATTTGTTGTGAACTCATTAGCTGACCCCCGAACCGCTCATGTATACTGTGCCAGAGGCTGCGTACCAGAATGTAACCATGCCTCGTGATGTCAAGGTGTAACTAGAATTATTGTCTCCAGTACCTGTGTTATATAAATAACTTGTCTGTCTACTAATAGTTATATCAGAACCAGTATCATTTACAACACTGACTATCGCACCAGTCGCAATAGATCCTAGATAGAAATTACCTTGTGCTAATAAACATCTACCTACCTGTGAGGTTGAGTTAACCCAGTTGTTTGCATAAAGGTATTGAGAACCTACATATCTTACATTTCCAATAGTATCTGTAAAACCTCCAGTAGCATATATACCCGTATTACTATTATTTCTGAAAATATCACCAGTACCACCAAAAGAACCATTATTATTAAATTGAATAGTGTTATTAGATCCTGCTGGCGAAGTAGCTGGTAAGTTACTTAATCCTGATCCATCTCCACTAAATGATGTAGCTGCTAATGCACCAGTTGCTGAGTTATAAGTTAATCCAGTACTTGTCTTAGGAGCTAAATCACCAGTAGCAGCAGTTGTAAATACAACATTGCAAGAAGTATCTGTCGCTTCTAATGCAGTAGTTATAGTAGTTGCAACATCTGCTGTTCCGTTTAAATCAGCTACAAGAGTTCCAGTCGTAATAGTTATATCACCTGTAGAACTAGCTGTAGCAGTCGTTGTACCAAGAGTAAACTTATCTGCACTTTCATCCCAAGCAATAATTGCATTATCACCTGTAGATCCACGTTCAATTAATATACCAGCATCATTAGCATTGCTTGTAGCTCCACTATTTAATTCAAGTAAATTATCTTCAAGCGTTGTGTTAGTAGTTGCTATTGTAGTAGTTGTACCATTTACAGTAAGGTCGCCCGATAATGTGAGTCCACCAGCACTAAGTATTCCAGTACTAGGATTATAAGCAAGTCCTGTGTCTGTTTCTATACCTTGTTGTCCTGTTGTCCCATCTACAAATACTGGGTAAACAGTTTCATCTGTTGAGTTATTAGCTGTAACATTAACTTCTGTTGCAATATCAGCAGTACCAGATAAGTTACCTTGTACGTTTGCAACAAATTTATTTGCTGTATGGCTCCAACTTCCATTAGAACTATTTCCTATAAAGACAACACTCTTATGGAAATCTACTTGGTTACTAGCCCCAGAAAAAGTAGCTAAAGTATTTGTACCATCTTTAACTTTTAGTGTTCCACCATCTGGGATACCAAGTATTCCTTCAGATCCATTTGAATAGACACTTAAATCAGGAACACCACCAGCACCTACTCCAAATTTTGCAACATCATCTGAAGCACCATCAGAGCTGTCTCCAAAGATAATATTCTTAGTATTTACATCAAGGTTGCCACCTAGTTGAGGTGTGGTGTCATTAGATAAATCTGTATTAACAGCAGTTAGATCAGCTTCTGTAGCAAGTGGTGTACCGCCAGCTGTGCTGCCATCATGTACAACAAGAGTATCTTTATCTGTATCTACAGTGACTTCGCCTTCTGCACCAGTGAAGCTACTGTGTTGTGAGGTTGTACCTCTTCTTAATTTTAATAATTTAGCCATTGTTATGTGAGAGTTCCGAAGTCGATTTGTAAGTTGTTTCCACTGACAGTTCCTACTTCAGTGAGATTTCTATCGTTGCAATCTAGATTACCGCCAAGTTCTGGTGATGTGTCATTAACTACATCTGTTAATCCTGGTGTAATACCAACAAAAGAACTGCTGTTATAGAATTTCAATATGTTATTAGCACCGTCGTACCAGAGATCACCAGATGAAGGACTACTTGGAGTAGAGTTTGAGATCGTATATTCAGTAGCGTAACGATTAATATCAGCTATTGAGCCTGCAACTTTACCAATATTGCTGTCAGCAGTTGCAATAGTATTGCCCATACCGTTCCCATGAACAGTACAGTAATAACGTAAAGAGCTAGGTGCATTTGAAGCAACTTCAAGCGTAACTGTTGCCCCTGCCTGACCTTCAGTGCCGCTAGTCGTAACTCCTGTTGTATATGAATTACCACTACCGTCTTTAAATCTTAAAGGATGATTTGAATTACTGGCATTTGAAACATCAAATGTATATGTAAAACCTCTAATTAAATTTAATACTGGTGCTTGAACGCTGTCTATGAAAAAGTAATTAGAACCCCCTACGTTTGCTACAGTTACAGCGTAGGCTTGTGTTCCACTTAAAGATTGAGCAACGCTAGTTATGTTGCCGTTGTTATTGGCTACTGTGTTTATATTTGTTGCGTTTGCGACTACTGCATTAATATTTGTAGAGTTACCAGCTACAGCGTTGATGTTAGTTGCATTGCCAGCAACTGTAGTGACATTTGCAGCTATACCAGCAACTGTAGTAATGTTTGCAGATATACCAGCTACTGAATTTACATTATTTATCCCAGTAGCAACCGTATTAATATTATTACCAGTACCTGTAGTCAAAGCACTTGTAATAAATCCTAAATCTTCGACAAATGTAACTTCTCCAGAGACAATAGCTATATCATTAAGTACTGATTGACTTGGTGATACTGATTGAAAATCAGTTCCGTTATGTACTTTTAAAGTTTTGTTTGCCGACGAATCAAACCACATATCACCAGCAGCTAGAGAATTACCTCCTCCATCTGTGCTAGGTGCTGATGTTGATATTTGATAAAGATCTTTAAAGCTACTTACATCAGTTATATTTGATGCAACTGTATTGACGTTAGCAATATTAGTACCAACAGTAGTTACATTGGTATTATTAGCAGCAACAGTGTTGATATTAGTAGCATTTCCAGCAACAGCATTGACGTTACTAATACTCCCACCAACATTATTAACATTAGCAATGCTTGTAGCAACAGTAGTTACTTGAGTTGCTTTTGGTACTAATCTATGAAATGTATATGTATGAAGCGTACTTGTAGATTCAATTAAAAAGCCAAATCCAGAAGGTATAGTACTCGTTACACCAGTAATAGTAATATTTGCATTATTAGCTACGTTTCCATTTACTACAGTTAAAGTTGTACCAGTTGGAACTAAGTCTGTAGTTGCTTCTTTAATACTTAATACTGCTGCCTGTCCTGTAACTCCTTGTGGGTTTACGTTTGGAAATGTTTGCTCACTAGCAATGATAGTAAAACCACCTACGTCATCAACAAGATCAATAATCCTGTCATTAATAGCAGCAGTTGTAGCTATTGTTGTGTCGTTATCTGGAAAGGCATCACCATCTTTAATAGTGTCACCTGTACTTACATTGAAGTATCTAGCGTCACATTCTGTTTCAGTGAAATACCTACCATCTAGAGCACCACTTGTTAATTCAGACTCTGTAAAGTAAAGGTTATTAAGCTGACCACCATCTAGATCGGTTTTATTATAATATCTATTATCTAAATTATATGAACCAGTAGCTGTTACGTGTCCATTAGCATTGATAGTTAAATCTTGTATAACAGTGCCATTAGAGTTGTTAACAGAACTAGCACCAGTAACACTGTGGTTAATGGTTACTTGACCACCTGTTTGAGTCTTGGCTAAATCAGTACCAGCTAGGACATCAGTCTCTAGAGCTGTATCTATTTTAGTATCTATTCTTCCGTCTATAGCTCCTGTGGTAGCGACTTTTGTATTGTCGCTTTGCCACGTTTCAGAGCTATTTATTGTCTCGTCACC